GCTGGCGCTGTCGTCCGTGACGAAGGCGGTCTGGTTAAAGTTCAATACGACAAAACTGCATAAGGAGAATAGATCATGGCATTTTCACGTTCTGGTTTAGCTCGTCTTGGCAGTTCAAACAGCGATGCTGGTGCAGTATGGGTTTACAAAACTGCTGATACGGTAGCTACTGTAAACACTGCTGACTACTTCCTACCTGCTATTAACGAGATCAAGTTAAACGACATTATCTTTGTTACTAGCTCGACTGGTGGTACTCCAGTAATCACTATCAACTACTGCAACGCTAACAATGGTACTAGCATTGACGTTACAGACGGTTTGGTAGTTACTGCTACTGACTCTGACTAAGAGTTACTCGCCCCCTTCGGGGGGCAATCTATTTCAAAGGTGAGTTATGGCTAGCAAGATAGACCTAATTAGTAATGCATTAATCCTAATTGGGGATACCCCTATCAACTCCCTTACTGGTGGTACTCGCGCACAGCAAGTAGCATCTAACCTGTACGACAACATCGTGCAGAATGAATTGACCAAACATCGGTGGGGCTTTGCTAAGAAGAAAGCACAGCTGTCTTTAACTACCGATGTACCCGTAGATAATGAGTGGAAAAGCATTTATCAGCTGCCCACTGATCTACTGTTCTTGATTAAAGTCTACCCGTCTACAAACTACGCTTTATACGGCGATAAGGTTTACACCGATACGAAAGACGCGCTGTATGCTGATTACATTTACAATGTGCCTGAGTCTGAGTGGCCCGTATACTTCTCTAAAATGATTGAGTATGCCTTGGCTAGAGACTTCGCAAGTTCTATTCGTGATAGTGATTCTGCTCGGCAAACAATGTCGGCTGAGTACGTCAACCAGTCTCGAATGGCTCGATATACTGATTCCCAACAATACCCAATGGTGCCCGTAGCGTCCAACCCCTTTGTTAATGTGAGGTTCTAATGTTTGATAACGAGAGCTTTTCACACGTAGGCGGTAGCTCACCCGCACCGAGAATCTACACGTATGAGACTACTGAAGACCGCACCATTGTTCTTGGTGCTGGTTACTTCAACCAGGCTTATACAAAGCTCCAAGTTAAAGACCTAATCATTGTTAACAACTCGACTGAGGTTTACACCTGTAAGGTTACAGCGGTATCTAAGAACAGCGTGACGGTGGTTAAAACGTCATTCTTAGACCGAGAGTATGCCCACTATTATCTAGGCACTGAAACAGTTTTAGCTTTGAATGATGATGGCGTGACTTATACCGAAGTACCCAATATGGCCTTGGGCTTAGAGCGAGACTTTGAGCTAGACGGTAATACCCTTGTTTATACTGGTGTTGGCGGTACATTCCTATTCAACGGTTCGGTTGATATGAGTTCGCAGAAGACTGCTGACGTGACTATTGCCTTGTCTATTAACGATGTTATCAGTCCACAGCAGGTGGTTGCTTCTTACCCCAATGCAAACAAGCGCAGAACGTCTTCGTCTAATGGGATATTTTCAATTAGTACAGGCGATGAGTTTAAGGTAATGATGAAGGGTGACGGCACTACGTCTTTGGTCGTTGATATTTACTCTATGAATCTAACCTTTGTGGAAATGTAATGGCTAAGTCACGATTCATTCAAAGCACCTTCGTTAGTGGCGCATTATCCCCACTACTGAAAGGCCGCATTGACTTACAGCAGTACTACCAAGGCGTAGAAACCGCTAAAAATGTGGTAATTGTGCCACAAGGCGGCATGAAGCGTAGGGCAGGTACTGAGTACATTGACACTGCCTTAAGGGTTCTAGGGTATTACGCTACTACACCAACTACACCCAACGGTGGTACAGGCGCTAACTTAATCGACTTTGATGACGCTACGGTATCTGCAACTACTACGGGCGTTAGCACTACGAATAACTACGTGGTAGCTCAGTATGATCTAGGTGCCAGCCCTGCTAATGCTGCTGTATTCATTGATGTTCGTGGGATTCTGTTAAGTTCGGGTACGTCTAGCGAGTTTGACGTTGAGTATTCAGACGATGCCTCGGCATGGACGAAGGTTGCTGACATTCCCTTAATTGGTAGTAATGCACAAAACTTTAGATTCTCTGCTAGTGGAGTGCATAGGTATTGGCGTGTAGTCCGTGTGGGTACGACTGATCTAGGCACTGCTACGGTTACGATGTCTGGCTTTGTTGTACGTATCGAGACTGCTACTCGGTCGAGCGTGAAGCTATTAGACTTTAGTGTAGAGGCTGACCGCCATTACCTATTGGCTCTGACTGATCGCAATATCCGAATCTTTAATTACAGCGGTACGATGGTAGCCAATATTGAGGTGCCATTTTTGTCTGCTGAAGTGTCTGATGTTCGTGATACCCAGGTTGAAAACGTGATGTTGCTCTTTCATGAGGATAGGCCGTCACAGCGATTAATCAACTTGGGCACTGATACCAATTGGTTCTTAGATGAGATACCTTGGACTAATATCCCACAATACGACTATAACGATGATCTTAGTCCTACTCCTGTCGCTGACGTACAGAGAATGACATTGGGCGGATCTGGCGGATGGGTTGCTGGTGACACCTTCCAGCTAGACATTGAAGGAGTGTTGTCTAAGAACATTACCTACGCTGGCGATGCCACTGCCGATCAACGTGATTCGACTGTATTCAATATCCAGAAGAACATCCAAGACATGCCTGTTGTCGGCGATACTGGTGTAAGCGTCTCATACGTCTCTGCTGGCGTTTTCGACATTACGATAGGCGGTGAGTCGGCCAAAGACTTCGAATTGTTCTCAGGCTTCGCTACAAGCGGTACAGCGAGTAAGACGATTGCCTTTGCTAAGACCGCTAATGGATCGCCTAGAAAAGAAGATGTGTGGAGTTCAACTAGGGGCTACCCCAAAATGGGCTGCTTCTTTGAGAACCGCCTATTCATTGGTGGTACTAAGTCTAAGACACAAAGTTTATTCGGCAGTAAGTCTGGCTCATTCTTTGACTTCGACATTGATGACGGTGATGACGATGAGGCAATCTTTGCGACTATCTCATCGCGTAAGTTAAATGAGATTGTTGACGTATTCCCAGGCCGTAACCTGCAAATCTTTACGTCTGGTGCTGAGTTTGCAGTAACCAGCCAGCCTATCACGCCATCTAACATTAACATTGCGCCACAAACGTCACATGGTGCGTCATACATTCAGGTTGAAGAAGTAGACGGCGCGACTATGTTTGTCGATAGAAACGGCAAGACATTGAGAGACTACCTGTACTCTTTCAATGAAGATGCCTATACAACGCAAGATAAGTCCGTTCTATCGTCTCAATTGATTAAACAGCCTGTCGACATGGCAATGCTTGCGGGTACTCAGAGCGAGGATTCCAATTGGCTGTTCATTGTTAACACTGATGGCACTGTTGCTGTACTGAATACTCTAAGAGCACAGGATATCAACGGCTTTACTGAGTGGACGACTGACGGCAATGTTGAGTCTGTTACCGTAGTGGATGACAAGCTATTCATAGTGACCAAACGATTTGGTAATCTTGATCGCTTTATCGAGGTATGGGATTTTGACTACCTGATGGATTCATCGGTCAAGGTTAACCCAACACCAACTCAAACGGTTATCACTGGACTAGACCATTTAGAAGGTCAGACAGTACAGATTGTAGGTGATGGCATTGTCTTAACGCCCAAGACTGTAGCCAGTGGTCAGATCACTTTAGAGGCTAACGAGATTGGGTACAGTGAGATTGAGTTAGGGATTAACTTCGTACCAGAAATTGTACCGATGCCGATCAACACGTCTATTGGCTCAGGTCAGAATGCGATGAGATTAAAGCGCATCGTGAGAGTTAATATGCGCGTGTATGAGACATATGGCGTTTATGTGGACGGCAACCCTGTTCCGATTAGAACGTTCGGCTCAGTGCCAACTACGCCCTTAGATTCTGCGCCAACGGCATTAAGTGGTATTATTGATGACGTGTATGATATTAACGGTTGGAATCGTGATGTGATGCCGACCATAAGTGTACCAGACCCAACGCCTTTCCATATCCAGGCGATTGAATACGAGGTGGAGTCTAGCTAAATGGATCCGTTTACTATATTTGCAATCTTGGCTGCTGTATCAGGGGGTGTGTCTGCAAGAGCTTCCTATATATCAGGGCGAGTGCAAGAAGATGAATACAAGCGCCAAGCTGAACAAGAGAAGGTCGCTGCACAAAGCCGAGAGCTACAGCGTAGACAAGAATTAAACCGAGCACTGGCCGCCAATGCTGTTGGCTTTGGTCAGATGGGTATTGCTGGTGAAGGTACTCCTTCGAGTATTGCACTAGCAAGTGCTGAGCAGGTAGGAATCAGTGAGGGCGCATTAAGCCTTACAGAGAAGCTACGGCAAGCACAGTTAAGACGACAAGGTTCTGAGGCGGCTCGCACGGGCAAACTTCAAGCGGCTTCTACGTTATTGCAGACTGGCACGCAAATAGCACAAACGAAGGCATAACATGGCGATTAAGCAGATAGATTATTACGGCCAATTCACACCGACTGGTGTAGATACATCTACTGCCAGACGCTTTCAGGCATTGGCTGGTTTAGCTGACCAGGCTAATGAGCTTGCATTTAACATTGCCGCTAAAGGCCGAAAGAAGCAGGGTGTTGAGGCTGGTATTCAGGCTGGTATTGAAGCTGCTGCAGAAGGCAAGCCAATCGAAAGCAAGAAGGGCGTGCTGTCTAGTATCTCTATCTTTGACCAAGCCTATAACGAAGCCATGGAGTCTGCCTATCTAGCTGGTATTGACAACGATGCTAGGGAAGAGATCTCGCGCATTGCTTCTGAAAACGAATCAGATACAGCCGCATTCAACCAGATTTCAGGCGAGTACATTAACGGCCTGCTTAGTAGTGTGTCCGAGGAATACAAGCCACTGGTTCAGATGTCTATTGACTCTGTTGTTACTGGCGCAAGGATGCAGGTACAGCAAAGAGAAATCGCTAGGAATGTAAAAGCCGCTGATGATGCCTTGGTATCTCAGATAAACCGATCCACTCAGGACGCCATGAAGTTCGCACAGATTGGCGATCAAGACGCATCGCAAACCTCTAGACTTGCCGCGTTTAATGCTATTGATGTTCGTGTCCGTAGTGGGCAGATCAACGAAACTGCTGGCGAAGAATTAAAGAAAGGCATTATGGTTGCCGTGAATGGTGAGACTGCTCGCGGTGGTATGCAGCAAATCATTAGAACGCAAGGGCCAATGGGTGCTGTTGAGTTTATCCAGCGGCTAGAAGATGCAGGGCCAATAGAAGGCTTTGACATTGACCAAAAGGACGCTTTAGTTACTACGCTACGTTCTGACCTGTCCCAGTATATCCAGCTTGAAAACATTAAAGATTCAGAGATGGAAGAGAATCTAAAGGTTGCACAGCTAGATACTACCAACAATTTGTACCTTGGTATCTCTAATGGCACTGTTGACTTAGGTCAGGTGCAACTTGCTGCAATCAATGGATCTATTAGCCAAACTCAGCTAGAGAAGCTAACCAATGTCTTAAACACTCGCGGTCAGGGTGTTGATGATTATGTATTGATTCGATCTATCCAGAATATGATGCTCACTGACCCAGAAAGTGCCCAGTCTCTAATTGTAGAAAATACCGGCACTCGATTAACAGGGAGCACCTCTAACGAATTGTTTGGCCAAACAAGTAGTGCAATGACCGCTGAGTCACCATTGCAGATGCCAAAAGCTAAAAGGTTTAAGTCTTATCTGACTAAGAATGTCGCCGTAGTTGGGCCGATGGGCGCTATGGACTTCGGTGAGCAACAACGTTTAGCAGATCTAACGCTAGTCTATGATCAGCGTGTACTGGCTGGTGAAGATCCTGCCGAGGTTGCTAGAGATCTGGTTGACGTTAACGACATTCTAACTGACCCAATTGATGACGTACCCGCAAGAAGACAGCAGTTAAATGAACAGCGAGCAAATGGTACAATTACTGAGTCTGAGCATAAGACAGAATTCAATAAGCTAGACAACTACCAAAGACGACTAGCTAACATGAAGGCTTTTGAAGCTGACTTAAATAGAGCTTTAGGGATTAAATAATGGTCGGAAAAGTCATTAAAGAAGTTGCAGAAGCCGCATTAAAAGAAAGTGAAAAGGCGGCTCGCCCAACCATTAAGATTACCGAAGATGTTAGAGCACCATTCCGTGACTTGGGATTAAAGCCGATTCCCCGTGATGGTGGCGGCTTAGATCTATTTGATCAAACTGGCAACCCTGTTGGCACATACGATAGCGTTGAAGATGCGCTGTCAAAATTAAAACGAGAAGAAGCGCTACCAGATGTTTCTTATAGGGGTGGGCATACAGCGCCAGGGCCAGAAGATAGCGCCCCTATTCACGATCTAACACAGATGGTTCCAGAGGATGTTTATTCACCAAGCGGCCCTAGGCTTTATGGCATTGGAATTCCAGAAGTAGACAGAGAAGCATTTGCTGCAATAAGAAAAGCCAGAGGTAATCCAGAGGCTGATATTAAAATTTATCGAGCAGTGCCTAAAGGTATAAAAAATATTAATCAAGGCGACTGGGTTACAACTAGTAAAGCATATGCTGACATGCATGGAGAAAGTGCGCTTAATGGCGAATATGATGTAGTTGAGGAAACGGTTAAAGCTAGTAGATTATTTTCCGAAGGCTACCCATATGAATTTGGTTTATTTGCGAGGCCAGAAACTGCCGCAACCGCAGGATTAATTGGTCTTTCTGTTCTTGGTGCAACTCAAAGCAAACAAGCTCAAGCTGATACCATTGATGCTATTAATGCCACTGTTGACGGTGAGGCAACACCAGAGCAAATTTCTGCAATGCGTAACTATGTAGAGTTGCAGAGTCAGAATATTCCACAAACTGGTGGCGGCACTGTATTTGCCATTGATCAAATTAATCTCGATCCAGTACCACCTATTCAGCAACCAACCTTCACTAAAGATGATGCCACTGGCAGACTACTAACCCAGTACGAAGAGGGCAATGTCTCTGCCTCTGAGAGAGCATACCAAGAGTATCTAGCTAAGCAGAAGCAAGAGAAAGGTGTATTAGAGACTGTTGGCGAAGTCGCAGAAACTGCTGGCGCTGTTGCCGCTGACATTGGTGGTGGATTGATTGAAGCGCCCAGAATGGCATTGTCTGGGTTCCTAAGAGCCACTGCTGAGATGGCAGAGGTTATTGAGAAAACACTAGGACTACCTGAAGGCAAGAAGCTACTTATTGAGCAACCAGCAAGAACAACCACAGGCGCTGTGATTGGTGGTGTATCTCAGTTCTTAACTGGCTTCCTGCCTGCCATGCGAGCACTTAAAGGCGCTGGCCTTAGCACTGCCGCAACCCCTTGGTTGGCTGGTGCATTTGCTGATGCCGCTGGGTTTGATGCACACGAAGAAAGGTTATCCGATTTAATCCAGGAATACCCTGCACTACAAAACCCAGTCACTGAATACCTACAAGCTGATCCTACTGATTCAGAAGCTGAGGGCAGATTTAAGAACGCATTAGAAGGTGCTGCACTTGGTGGCATGATCGAGCCATTTGTTAAGGTGGTTAAATTCATTCGTTCTCGCGGTGAAGCCAAAGCCGCTGCCGCACAAGAAGGCGCTACGGTTACTGAGGCGATTGAGTCAGATCCAGAAGTAGCAGGACAGCTACAAACTATCACGCAGACAGAGCAAGAGTTTATTCCGTTCCGTGAACAGATGGGACGCAACTCTGCACAGTTTGAGTTTAAAGCTGGATCTACTGCCGCTGACCCTGAAGCCGCTGCAAACATTAATCTTAATAACATCGAAACGCCTGACGATGTTAAGAGCTTTATTGATCAGGTTGCCGAGGCTGATGCCACTGATATCAATGAGGCGCGTAGACAAGTAATCACCAATGTTGAGCTACCTAAGTTAGCTGACGATCTAGGCATGACCGTTGATGACCTGTTGGCTCGTAGACAGGGTGAGGCGTTCAATGCCGAGCAGATTCTAGCGGCTCGTAAGATCCTAGTTGCTTCTGGTGAACACTTAATTAAGTTAGCCAAGAAAGCATCTACAGGCGGTGACATGGATTTGGCCATGTTCCGTAGAGCTATGGCGCAACATAAAGCAATTCAGTCTCAGGTGTCTGGTATGACCGCTGAGGCAGGCCGAGCATTGCAGTCATTCAACATTGTAGCGGCTAGTTCTCGTGAGCAAGAGCGTGCAATTAAAGAAGCGTTAGAAGCATCTGGTGGTATGGAAGTTAACCAGAGAATGGCGCAGATGATGTCACAGCTAGATGATCCTGCTCAGGTCGGCAAGTTCGTTAAGGACGCATCTAAAGCGACTAACATGGATATGCTGTACGAGGTATGGATTAACGGTCTATTGTCTAGCCCAACAACTCATGCAGTAAACGCATTGTCTAACATAATGGTTGCTGCTCTTACTGTTGGCGAGCGAAGAATAGCCAGTATGTTTGGCGATGCTATTCAAGCGGGTGAGTCAACTGCCCAGTTGAAGGGCATGGTTGAGGGCGCTCGCGATGGCCTACGACTTGCGTGGCAGGCTCTTAAAACTGGTGAGCCATCCGATGTAATGCAGAAAGTTGAGACTGATAAGCATAAGGCTATTTCTGCTGAGAATTTAAATATCGGTGGTTACCCTGCTGTATTCGCTAATTTTTTAGGAAATATGGTAAGGATACCAGGAAGACTTCTAACAACCTCTGACGAGTTCTTTAAGGCTGTGGGCTACCGCATGGAGCTACACGCCCAAGCGTACCGTCAGGCGTTCAATGAAGGGCTTAGAGATGAAGCCGCTGCTAAACGCGTTCTTGAGATCATTAATGATCCACCAGAGAATATCCGCATGGCGGCTGTTGATGCTTCTCGCTATCAAACATTTACCAACTCATTAAGCGAAACAAGAATTGGTGGTATTGGTGAGATTGGAAAGCTAGGCGAGAAGGCTAGATCTGGAAAAACAATTGGCCCGTATGCCCGCATAATTATTCCATTTGTTAGAACGCCCACTAACATTATGAGCTACACGTTTGAGCGCACCCCCCTTGCATTATTGAGCAAGTCTGTTCGTGAAGAGCTAAGCGCTGGTGGTGCTCGCAGACAACTGGCATTAGGTAAGATTGCCGCTGGCTCCATGATTATGTCAGTGTCTGCTGACCTAGCGTTAAGCGGTCAGATTACAGGTGCTGGCCCTGCCGATCCTAAATTAAGAAACATTAAGCGTGCTACTGGATGGCAACCTTATTCAATTAAAGTAGGTGACAAGTATTACGCCTACGGTCGATTAGATCCTGTTGGCGCACTGATTGGCTTAGCCGCTGATATGTCCGAAATTATGGGGCAGGTTGATGAGGCGACCGCAGATCAATTGGCTACTGCCGCTGTACTCTCTATCGTTCAGAACATGTCGTCTAAGACTTACATGTCTGGCGTGACTGAGTTTCTAGATGCTCTTGATTCATCGAGCACAGATCCAGAAGCTAACAATTACAAGCTAAATAGATGGCTTCAAAGACTGGCAGGCTCTATGGTTCCAGCCAGTGTTGCCAACATTGAGCGCGTAATGAGTCCAGAGATGAGCGCGACCTATGGATATCTTGACCGCATTAAGTCTCGCATACCAGGCTTCTCTGAAGACTTACCGCCAAGACGTAATATCTTTGGTGAGCCAGTAGTATTAGAAGGTGGTATCGGCCCTGACATTATGTCGCCTATCTACACAAGCACAGACAAGAAAGATCCTGTTGCTGATGAGATCGTAAGACAGAAAACCTCATTATCAATGCCCCGAAGGGTGGTAAATAATGTAGAATTATCACCACAGCAATATGATCGTTATGTCTTGTTGTATAGCGGTGAAGGTCTTAAAGGTACTAAAGGTAAGAAGTTAAAAGATGCGCTTAAAGAAATGTTTGCATCTTCTCAATACAAGCGGGCAACTGACGGCCCAGAAGGTGGTAAATCTTTGATG